GCCCTAACCCTAGAATCTTATATGTTGACCCCCAATCATAAAGCTTTACAGTAGATTTACATGAATCAGCAATCGATGAATCAGCAATAACTGATGGGATCGAGAATTCATAATAAGTAACATCAATATTTAGTGTATTATCATGTTCAGTCCCAGTTGAAATTTGAGTCAAATAACCACCTAAGAAATTAACCAATGAATTTATAGCCGTTGAGTAATCAGTTAAAGATATAATACTATAGGCTAACGCCATCTCATTTACTCCCAATTACAATAACCCGCCAGGGATTACTGCAGTCATATTAAAACTATCTGTATTCAAGATAGTATCTTTCTTTACTTGAATAATATTCTGTCTAAATCGAACCATAAATTGATCTGATTGTTGTGGGTTATAGACCTCAGAGTCAGCTTTAGTATAAGCAAAGGCACAAATACCATCTATTAAAAATAAAGCATAAGAAGAACTAAAAGGAATATTATTAGATAGCATATCTGGAGTAACCGTAAGCTTCTTTATTCTTCTAAAGGTTAGAATACCACACTTTGATGGTGGTGGATATAAGTAGATATTCTTAGTAGTAGATTCAAAGGCATAAACATACGGAGCTATTGCTGGAAACGTCACTGGGTGAATAGGATAACCTCCTATAATATAAGAGGCATCAGCTCTTGTTAAAGGACGATCATCAAATTTCACCATCGCTACTCCTATAACATCCTGAGGATCCAATGGTTGAATCATCTTAGTATTAACTGGAACGTCTAGTGCGTCATCCTCTTGATACAATAATGTCTCCGTAAGAAAAATAGATAAAGCTTGATTCAGATAATCTAATAGCTCATCATCAGACCAAAGATAAGGTTCAACTGTATCATCAAGTCTCTGCCTTGCTTTATCTAAAAGCTCTTGGAAGGTCATTTAGTCACTCCTTTTTTTGTTGTTTTGTCTTCTGTATCTACAATAGGCTTTTCATCAGGAATCTCAACTATAGCTAGGTTACCAATAAAACCCTTTCTTACTTCCTCAGCCAAAACTTCTGTATAAGGGAAGAGCACACCAGTATCTGTATTCTTAATATATTTAGCCATAAATTATCCTCCTTTTTATAAAAACGTTTTCATAAGAGAGGGCAGAACGCCCTCTCTAAATCAATTACTTAACAAACAAATGCCCCAAAAGTTGTGGATAAAGAACCTTAAAATCATAGACCACTAGACCTTTCATTGCATTAGCAAATGTGGTCTGCGGTCTATACATTTCGTTTTTTGTAAGCTGCATTACATAAACACAAGCTTTTTTATGACCAAAGACACAGTGCCATCCACCCGTAGTAACATCTTTAGCAAGAAGATTAGATGTATAAATATCAAAATTAGCAACACTTCCAATATTCATTGTTCTGATAGCTGAAGTATTATCGCCCATAATGTGAGCCATACGAAGATCAGAGTTAAGGAACTTAGACATAACCGCTGGAGGAACTACCATAAATCTCGAATCCTCTGGGACATTCTGTTCATCCAATACCTGCCAGCATCTCAAAATTGCATCTATTGGGGTTACAGTCGTGCCACTACCATCTCCAAGAGTAATAGGTGAACCAGTGGTTCCAAGATTAAGATTTTGGCTTATCTTACCAGCATTGGCTCCCTGGTTATACACATCCACTTGAGTATAAATGGTGCCAAGAAATTCAGTATCATAAACAATCTTGAGTTGCATAGCCGCATCATCAGAAAATTTATTCAACCAATCTATATCCATTTGCTTAATATCAATGTCATCAAGTGCGAAATTATAATACTTAGCTCTATTTATAGAAAATTCAATAGCTGGACTCTCTGGATATTCAAGCTGAAGTGTAGCTCCTCGTTGATAATCTCTAATGGTAATATTAGGGATAGTTCTAATGATAACTCTATCCCCAACATTCTTTACTTGACCAATATAATCTGTATTAGAGATCTGAGTGGCTATTGTCTTAGCATAAAACTTCTCTAAAGTCTTACCAGCAAATAAAATTGGTATATATTTACTGGTGCTATCAAATGTATAATCTGGATAACCAGCTACTCTTCCTACTGGCATTTTACTATCCTCCTAATTTTATCCTTCCCTCCTTCGAAGCTTGAATTATCTCACGCTCAATGCGATCTGCCTCTGCCTTGGGAATTTTCCCTTGTGCCTTTCTCAAATAGAAGTCAGTTATCTGCTCTTCAGTAAAGAAAGGCTTATTTGTGGCTCCACCTGCTGCAGGTGATGGAGATCTTCCTCTAGGCGGAGAAGTAAGCTTCGATAAATCATTCTGGGAAGAAGGTTGTTTTTGTTTTTTATACTCATTAAAAAATATAGCTACCCTATCAGCATCTCCTTCCTGATAGGCTAACCTCAAGAGTTCTAGCTTGGTTCTACCTGTGAATGAATCACGATCGTTAAGCCAAGCTAGAAAATCTGGATCCTCATTGAGATTTCTCCAGTCAGGGACTAAGGTATCAAGCTTATTATAAAATGTCTGAAATGTAGCTTGAGTAACCTTATCCTCAACTTGCTTTATCTCGTCTTTAGTCACCACCTTCTTAGTGACTCTATCTAAAAGTTTAGTTATTGCTCTATAAATCTCTGGAAAATCTTCTTTTAATTGCTCAATCTCAGGATCACCTGACTCTTGTTCAGATGTATCAGATGGTTGAGACTGAGCTCTTTGGGTAACCATTTGCTCTAGAAGTTCCAGCTTGCTTCTCATGAAAGCGTTTTCATCACGGAGTTGCTTCAACTCTTGATGAAGTCTTGGAACTTCCTTGTCATATTTACCTTTCAGCGTCTTATAACGCTGAATCCAGGTCTCTAAGGATTCTTCTTCATCCTGTTGAGTATCCTGGGAAGATACCTCTTGTGTAACTGCAGTCTCCTGTGAGGGCTGTTCCTCAGTAAAATCTTCTTCAGAAGGCTGGCTTGTGGCTTTCTTAAATTCTTCTTCTAGCCTTGCCGTCTCTTCCTTAATCTTATCTATAGTTCCCATAAATCCCCCTTTTTATTCCATGTAAGCATATATCGCTCTAACTACAACTTTGCCTTTTACTGTAGTAGCCCCAGAATAAGCCAACGTTAAATCTACCGTATCATCAGTAGTATATCTCTTACTATAGCCATAAGCACCTGGAGTAGTAGTTATCCCAATAGATTTAAGATCAACAGATGCAATAAAACCATCAGCATCATTACCATCACCAACTGTAGCAGTAGCTGAAGTAGCAGCATCAGATGCAGTTACTACCCCAACTTCAATACCAAGAACTCTGATACCATCCCATACAGGAAGTGCTTGCACTACATCACCATTAGCAGCACCGAGTTTATCTAGATCAATAGTATTAGATACAACAAAAACTTTCCCCACTCCTGTAAACGGAATTCCCTTCACTACATTACTAGGAATTGCATTCAAAGTTGCCATTGTTTAATCCTCCTTTGTATATAAATAATATTATAGTAAAATTAAATTTCAACTATTTTTAATCAATCAATAAACTTTTTCTAGTCATTAAGATAAAATTATTTCCTAAGTCTAACCATAAAGCAATTGCATCATCTTTCACCTCCCCAAGTAAACATAATTCTTTATTCGATTCTTTACAATATTTAAAAAAATCATCCCATAAAATTATTATTTTAACTTCAAACTCATTAACTATAATATCCATTATCTTCTGATTTGGATTTAAAAAACCACAGCATTTGAGCATCTGAAGTTTATCGATAGCATCATCGATAGTTATCATGTTTTTGTTACCTCTGGGTCTAAATAAAGATTTCCCTCTAGGATTCTAGTGACTTTTCCTAAAGAATCAACTAACTCAATATCATATACGTAAGTATTATCTGGATGTTTAGGATTTTTATCATCTGCTGATGGAATCAATGCAGAATCTGTAGCACTCATTGAAATTGTGAATTTACCATTCTGAGCATCTATAATATTACAAGTGAAACTATATGCTACATCTGACTTATAAGTCTTCCTTATTTGTCCTCTTACTAAATACCCAGTTAAATCCACAGGCACATTTGAATCATCTGTAAGAGCTAAAAGAAGCTCCCACGTAGCACCTTGCTTTCCTAATAAATCAACACTTCCATCTGAATTTATTTTCAATACTTTAAGCATCTTCCTCTCCTAAAAAAACATGATTTCCTATAGTGGCCAGCACCTTTAATTTATCAGCCCACTTAGGACGTTTAGGAGAATCATAAAGAGATTCAACCATATACCAATAACAATTAGTTAAGACTGGGAAAGCAAGATCTCCCTTAAGAACACGCTTTGCTAAATTAAGATAGAAAGGGTCAAACTTAGATATATTTTTCAGAAAAGCTTGTAATTTTGGATAATTAGGATCATTCTTATTCCAGCAAGAAAATTGATAAGGCCTTAGACATTCTACAGCAGGATGGGTATTGTTCTTCTCAGCTCTATTTTTTATAACCTGAAGAACAGCTATCTTTCCGTCAGTAGGCTCTCCACGAGCCTCTCCCCAACAAGTAAGAGCTGATATCATAATATCAATTGGTCTTACTATCATTGGTCTTCATCCTCTGAACAGCCATCTCAATGGCCAAATTTAAAAGAGATACCCCAACATCAATCCCTACTGATGTAGCATAAGAAGACAAACGTTTCACTGCTAAAGCTCGCTTCTGTTCTCCATCTGTGGTAGAATAAGATTTAGCTATCTCTGTAACTATATCTAAAGCTACAGGGAGAAGTTTTTCTAAATAATTCACTACACCTCTTTTAGCTAAAGACTCAATAAAAGAAAGAATTTGCTTAGCTTTCAATAATAACCATATCCTAGAACTCATTTCTTACCTCCTAACGGTCTCTTCGTAACCATTCTCAATACTAAATTTGCTAATGCTAGAAAACCTAATTCAATTGCTTGAATATCTTGTTGAGATGTTTGACCCCCAGTCTTCCAATCAACAACTGCAGCAATAAGAACAGCCACATTAAACCATAAAGTCTTAGAATAATACCATTCTTTATTATTCCCAATCTCATGACCTATATCAAAGATCTCTTTTAGAAGTTTAAGCATTTTTTTACCTCTTTAAAAGAAGAATTAACATATTTACTAGAGCTGTAGAAAGAGTAACTAGAAGAACAGTATAGATTTTCTGAATTCTGCACTCAAGTTTATCAACAGTATTCTTCATATTATCACACTCCTCTCTAAATTTTATTACCCTACCATCACATACCTCCTTCAATACATACTTCTTAGCTATTTCATCATTTATTAATACTTTCACACGATCTTCAGATAATTGTTCATCAACTGGGGTCATTTTTTGTTATTTCCTCTTCTTGATTTTTTCTTCTTATTTACCCATTTGCCTCCTTTGCCTTTGACCCATCCTGTTGATTTAGCGCAAATGGCGTATGCAGATTGTTCACTATAACCTTTTCTCATAAGATCTTTTACACAGTCCTCTAAAATCTTCGGCATTTTACTACTCCTTCTTTAGAATAGTAACTAACTCTATAAGAGCCGAAATATATCCTTGTAGATATCTTATATATTGGTAATCATTAGCATAGAGGAGCTTCCCTATATTAGCATCTGAGATTTCCAAAAGGGTCTTCAGAAGGAGCTCTTTCTGATCAGGCCTTAAACTTTTTAAAACTTTTATTATATCTTCATTATTTACTATCGAAGAAGGTATCATATGGCTCTCCCATTTTCATTAGCTACTAAATTAGCAGCATTACCTAAATCATTAGCTTGAGTTATTTCTTTAGGTTTAGCTGGTTGCATTGCCATACCCTGCATCATCTGTTGAAGCTCTGGGTTAGAAGTAAAAATCTTATCTACATCTAGACCTAAATTATCAGCAATATCTTGAAGGATATTTCTCCTTCCATCTGCTCCAATAAGTTGAGTATCTACTGGATTAGATGTAATTTGGAGAAACTCAAGTAACTTCTGGGTTTGCATTTGTTTGCTCGTTAGAGCTTGGGTTCCTTTAGCTTGAATCTGAAGATCTGGAACTTCATTTGGATATTGAACAAGAAAGGAAATATTAAAGAAATATTGCCGTTTCACTGTTGGCTCAATGATGTTTCTATCTATATTTAGAACTACATCTTTTAAACCTCTTGAAGCATTTTCCTGAAGCATTGCTAAACCAGAAGCTGTTCTTCCACTTCCACCTGAAGCAGTCGGCATTCCATAAAAATAAGATGGAATACCACATATCTCTGAAGCAAGTTTCAAGAAGAAATCTAAAATTAAAATCAATTGCTGAGCTACTGGCTGAACTTGTTCCATCCTAAAAGCTGGGGCTGATGTCATAGCTGATTCATGAGCATCTATCATCATAAATGGATAAATCTGCTTAGGAGCATTCGGAGATATTCTATCAATATTTCTTTCAATTACAGGGCCTGACGATAACACAGCATTGTTTATAGTTGCTCTAGCTAAGGCATTTACTCCATCCTGAAGCGGCATTAAAACATCAGCTACAGAAAGACCCCAAAAAGAGTCTGGAATTTCAATAAATGATGTTTTTGAATATGGTTTCTTCCCTAAAGGATCAGGATTAAGCATGGCTTTTATAACTTTCCCATCAGCTATCCATATACATACATTATAATAAGCTACTGAGTCTAATGAAATACCTAAAGCCTCAGCTAACCCATCTTCCTCTAATAATTCACCTTTAATCTGACCCCAATACTCAATAATATCTATAACATCACCTTTGGTGAAATCTTTGCCCTCAAATTTTAATCTCAAAGAACTAAGATATTGGTTCGATGCTAGAAGAGACACAGGTTGATAACCACCACTATAATTACTTAAAACTTCTCTTATCGCTTCC